GAAGGTGATTTAATGCACTATAATATGGTTGTGAAGTCATCGGCAACAGGAGTGATATAGGTGTTTAATGACCAAGCGATTATTAACGACTATAACAACGGAACGCCTATCAAAGAGATTGCGAGAAAGCATTATGTGATTGCTAAATACGGTATCAGCAAAACACATTTAAGCATTATTATCAAGGGGGTTATATCATGACATATTATAAGACAGTTAACTATATAGAGTTAGATATAAAGAGTATTAAAAGATATATTAGTAGTTGTACTTATGAGAGAGCGAAACTTGTAAATATGCAAGCGCCAAAGAAATCACCTAAGAGCATGGACTTTTCCGAAGAATATATTGCTCCTAAAGGTGGTTTTCATCCATCTGATGCAAGGACAATAGCCCGCATTGAAATGATATCGATGATGATAACCGAATACGAGAAGATTCTCTATGAGAAAGAATTTGCATTAAGGGAGTTAAAGGATCAAGGCTATGCATTAATCAAGAAGCTTAAGCGGGCAAACAAATCATACTCCACGCTTGAGATATTCATTGCTACGCACATCGAGGGCAAATCTAATGATGATGTAAAAAAAATGGGGTATGCGGCTCAAACTATCTATAACGCCCACACTGAGGTAAATAAGCATTTACAAATGAGTTAAAAATTAAGTAGATTTTAAGTAAAACAGATTGTTTTCAGTCGTGGTATAATTATAGTGTAAGGTAGTGCGCTCAAAAACGCATTGCCTTTTTTTATTGCTTGTTTGTATTCTTTTCCTTCTCCTTAAATGTTCTATAGAGACCTTAACTCCTTTCGGCTCTGTAGAACAAGGAACGATTCCTTAGTAGTTATTATATATTTACTACTAATTACATATATTATTCTTTTAAGTACTTATATTAAATACTTATAGTTATTAAGAAAAAAGTTTTAAAGATGTGTTTTAGTTTTAAAAAAGAAAGAGGTGGCTCGTATGGCAAACACTGGTGGAAGACCAAGAGTTTTTAGATCGGTTAAAGACATTGAAAAGAAAGTCGAAGCTTACAAAGACTATTTAGAAGAGAACCAAAAGCCTGCAACTATGGCTGGTTTAGCTTACTATTTGGGCGTTGATAGGCAAACACTTTACAACTATTCAAAGGACGAGATGTATTTCGGCACCATAAAAAAGTATAGAGACTGGATTTTGCTGTCTCTTGAGGAACATTGCATCATACGTGGGCATGGAGGTTCTATATTTTTAGCCAAGAATTACGGCTATACTGACCGCCAAGAAGTTGACCTTACAACCAGAGACTTCGGTGCAAGCTTAGACAAATTCGTTGATAAATTAGGAACTGAACCAGGAGGCGAAGATGAATAATTCTATTGCAGTAATCATTCCAGTATATAACGCTCATGAAACTATTCAAATAACTTTACATTCAATCGCTATGCAACGTCATGCCGATTTTTCTGTATACATGGTAATCGATGGCGAAGAGCAAGGCTCGTACGACTATCTTAAAAAGTTCTTTGATGTCAACATACTTTATATGCCAAAGAATGCAGGACCTGGTGTCGCAAGACAATACGGTATCGATCATAGTGAAGAACCGTTCATTTCATTCATTGATAGCGATGATACATACCTTAGTTCATTAGCTTTGTATTATCAGCAGTTACCGTTCAAGGAAGAAAAGACAGCAATAGTTAGTTGCGATTTCTTACAAGAAAACAAAGACCATTCAATCAAACTAAGAGAGAACGACATGGTCTGGATGCATGGCAAGATGTATCGCAGAGCGTTCTTAGACAAATATAATATCAGATTCAATGAAACGAGAGCTAACGAAGATGTAGGCGTTAATACGCAGTGTCAATGCTTAGCTAATGAGAACGAGCAAATCTTTATGTCTAAAGATGTAACTTATATGTGGCAGTGGCGAGATGGCTCGACTGTTAGAACTGATAACCAAGCTTACGCTTACAAAGAAAGTGTAGCTGGCTATGTTGCCAACAAGATATATGCGTTCGAGCAAGTGCTATCACACACTAACATCGATGACAGCATTAGTTATTTTATCGTTGGAGCTATGATACATCTATTCAAGAAATATCTATCAGCGATGATTAAAGCGCCTAAGCAAGTCAAATATGTTAAGAACTGGTCAGCGAAATATTATAAGAAGATATACAAACTTGTCAGTGAAGAGTATTTAGATAAGGCTGAGAAAGCCATACTCGCTCACAGTGGACTTAAAGAGCTACAACACTATGAAGAGTATATCAAATGGAAAAAGATTTTAAATGACGCTAGATGATGTCATCCTGCTTGAGAAACATCGAGACCTAATCAAAGACCGTTCGCAAGTCATATTCGCTGAAGGCGTTACAAACGCAAGTAAGTCGTTCATTATTGGCATAGCGTTCATATTGAGATTGCTGACTGAGCCTGAGGACCATACGCAATTTGTGTTAGCTGGTGAAAGCGTTCCAGTATTAGAGCGAATGTTCATACATAACGAAGCAAGTTTCTTTAATATCTTTAGCGCTGTATGCACATATACATCGGCTGGTATCGGTGGAGCAAGAATTGTCGTTGATACAGGACCTTATCGCAAGAACAAAGTAATATACTTGGTCGGCTATGATAACAAGAAGCGTTGGCATAGCATACTGGGTATGACTATACATGGGTTTAATATCGAAGAAGCAAATATCGCTGATGATGAGTTTATTAGTGAAGCGTTTATCAGAACGTTCCGTAATGGTGGTTGGATGTATGCTTCATGTAACGGTGGCGACCCGGAAGCTCTTGTCTATACTGATTATATGAATAAAGGCAGACCATTGGACAAATGGGCATCACAAGTGCCTAAAGAAACATGGGAAGAGTTAAGAAGAGTTGTTCCAGATAGAGCGTTTAGATATTATTTCTTTACGTTTGAAGATAATCCGACAATGACGCAGAAGCAAAAACTTAGTTTGATTGCTAATACGCCTAAAGACAGTTATCAATGGAAGACTAAAATCATTGGTATTCGTGGCAGAAGAGAAGGCATCATATACGCTGACTATATGTCGAGAGAGAAGAATATCATTCATCTTGATATGTTCAACGATGACGGTATGAACTTCCTTAAACCAAGAGGTATAGAGTTAATGACTATCGGTCAAGATGTCGGTGGTACTGATAACAACGTGTTTACAATCAATCTATTCACAAGAGGTTACAGAGAACATATAGTCGTTGATATGCTTGAGTTTGCTGACGCTAATCACGATGAGATATGGAACAAGTTTGCTGTATGGTTCAAGCCATACTACGAGCGATATAGTTACTATTTCAAAGGTGCGTTCATCGATAGCGCTGCTAAGATTATGCGGTTGACTATGGATGACAGGCTGAATAAGCACTTTAACTTAAGGTGTTACATGGCGTATAAGTTTACAATCGTTCAACGAATCGACTTTGGCATCACCGAGTTAGACCAAGCAAGATTATTATTCACACAAAAGAGCGAGCCTTGTTATGTCAGTTTTACTAAAGCGTTTTACGACAACAAGAGCAAGACTGATATAAGAGACTTTCCTAAGCATATACACAAGGATAGAGTTGACAGCGTTGAATATGGTCAAGCTAACTATGTCAAGTATATGTTAAAAACGGGGGTGTTATAGTTGGGATTGATTAAAAATATTATAAACAAAGCAATAAAAAAATATGTAGAAGACTATACGAAAGGAGTTGGCACAATGCAATATAATCCGTTATTAGTTAGTATGGACGACAATCATAACGACAAACACATGACCAGACGTATCCTTGAGAACGGTATTTGGTATAGCGGTATTGAGCAAGACATAGCTTATTTTTATACTAAGCAAGCTAAGAAGTTTTATCGTGAAGGTCAAGCCAGTGAGAGTATCAATTACTTTTGGGCTGATACCAATACTAACATACGTAAGGTTCATAGTGGCTTTCCGCAACTAATAAGCGAGAAGATGGTTGACTTGATTATCGGTAACGGATTTGAAGTTAAAGTCGAAGGTGCTGATGAACTTGAGTTACAAGACTTGCTTGATGAAATACTTAATGACAACAAGTTTAGATCGTTGTTTGCTAAAGCGATAGAGACTGAGTCATGGAGTGGCGGTTGTTCATGGAAGATTAGTTGGAACCCTGAAGTGTCAGATTATCCGATTATCGAAGTATGGCAACCTGAGAATTACACTAACATCGTTGTAAGCGGCCGTATAGTCGCTGATATATTCTATGTCTATTATGACAAAGGTAATATCAAATACAGGTTAAGTGAAATATATGGCGTTGATAAGAAAGGCGCATACATTGACTATAAGTTAGAACAATTATCGTCAGCTGGCAGTATTGAAGATAGTCATTGGATAACGGTGCCGTTCAATGAGTTAGAAGAAACTAAAGACCTTAAGCGCATAAGCTTCGACGGATACTTCAAACGGTTGTCAAGGTATAAACCTAATAAGTTGCCGAATAGTGAGTTTAGAAATACATTGTTAGGCGAGAGCGATTACTCCGGTTCTTATGGTGCGTTTGACGCTATTGATGAAATACTTAGCACCTGGATACAAGAGTTTAGAGATGGCAAGTTATACAGATACTTCCCTGAAGAGTTGATGTTAAAAGACAGTTCAAGTGGCGAGTATGTGTATCCTGATAAGTTCAAGAAAGACCATGTCTTAATGGCTGATAGTCCGAGCGAGAATATGGACAAACAGAAAATACAATATTCACAAGGCGAAATCAGAGTTGAGAAACATATCGATAGTTACAAAGCATGGGTTACTCAAGTTATCAATAACGCAGGTCTATCACCTTTAACAGTTGGTATCACTGGTCTTGAAAGCATAGATGCATCAAGTCAAAGTCAACAAGAACGTGAGAAAGTCAGTATCAGAACACGCAACAAGAAAGCTGATACATGGAGAGAGTTCTTTGAAGATTATCTCAGAGTGGTATTAGAGTTTCAGTTAATGATGTCAGGTATTAAACAAAACGATGACCAAACATACGATGTTAATTCTATACCTGAGTTTGATATCATAGTCAGTTTCAATGATTACATCATCAAATCAAGAGCCGACCGCACTGAAGAAGTTCGTAACGGTTTAGGCACAAGCTGGGATATCTTAACAGCAGTTAGATACGTTCATGACAATATGAGCGAAAGAGAACAACTTGCTGTGAGCGCTCGAATAAAGATTGAAAACAATATCAACAGCATATCTCAAGCTGAGTTAAGCGCATTACAAGCCGATAACTTAGATTGGAACGCTTTTTTAGAAGAGAAAGAGGTCGAGTTAGTTAATACCGAAGAAGAGGTTGAAACTGAAGGCGGTGAGATAGATGCCGTTGCTGATAACGAACGAGAAACGTAAATATACAAGATACGCACATACTGAAGAAGAGAGCAAGTTACTCAAGCGTAAAGGGTTAAGGGCTGTCATATCGAGTAACGTATCAGCGGTTGGGTATGATAAAGAAACGTTGATAGTTAGATTTCATGGCGGTGCAACATACGGTTATCCAGGTCAAGGTGAACGATACGATGATTTAGTGTCATCACCTTCAAAAGGTAAATGGGTATGGCGAGAGTTAGTGCGTAAGAGAGTATCATATTTCAAAATGGGTAGCATCAATATCAAAGACGATGTTGAATCTAAAGACATGATGAAGCCCCAGCCTAAAGATAAAATAATGGCATTAGCACTATTAAGCACAATGGTTGATAGTGATGTAGCAATAACGACAGGTATTATCGCTGGGTTAGCCTTAGCGAGCATGATAAATAGTAACGCTGAAGAAGCGGAAAAAAATAGCCGACAGGCTTAAAACGGAGGTAAACAATTATGGCAGACGAAAATCTAAAGCCAGAAGTAACATTAGAAGAAAAGCCGGTAACACCGGAAGTTAAACCAGAAGTGCCAGTAGAGAAAAATCCGAAAGAAGTTCGCAATGAGTTATTACGTGAAATGTCTAAGGAGTATGGTATCAATTTGTTTGATGCTGAAGGTTTAACGAAATTCAAGGAGTATCAAGAAAGCCAAAAATCCGAGCAAGAACGTTTGCAGGAACAATTAAAAGCCTACGAAGAAGAGAAGGCTAATTGGAGTAAAGAGAAACTTGAGTATCAGAGCAAGCTAAAAGCAAGTGAGTTGGGTATCAGTAACGATTTGTTAAATGATGCTTTAAAGTTAGCTGAAGGCGACCCTGATAAACTTCCTGAAGTGATTAAGAAATATCCAATATTCAAAGCTAAAGAAGGTATCAAGATTGGCGTTCAAAATCCAACGGATCAAAAGATGCCGACTGATATGTCTGAAGTTGAAGCGTATATGGCAACTGATCCACGATACAGGAAATATAACAAAAATAAAAAATAATAGGGGGTAACACACATGACTAATTTATTATATCCAGCAACGACTGGACATTATGTTGATGACAAGTTTTCACCACTTGTCGAGCCGAACTTGTTTGCTGGGAACGTATTTAAACCTGGCGAAACATTCACTGATAAATATCAAATAGGACCCGCTGGACAAATCTTTGTTCATAAACCAGGCACAGGAAAAGTAACTGCAACAGTTCCAGGTGCTGACTTCACTGAAACAGTAGTAGGCGACAGCTTAATTACTATCTCATTGAACAAACAATTCAACAGAGCGAGAAAAATCTATGGTGCTACAGTTGAATCAGTTGCTTACAGTATTGCTGCTGCTGATTTAGAAATAGCTTTACAAGAAGTTCGTGAAGCTTGGAACATTGAAGCAGCAAGTGCTATCGTTGCTGCTGACGGCATTAGAGTGGTAAGTAATATTACTGCAGCCGTAACAGCGAATGATGTATATGATACTATCGTTGACGCAAGACAAGCTCTTAGAACTTTGAAAGCTAATCCAGATACTATCATCGTATCGCCAACGACTTACGGTATGTTGCTTAAGAGCGCAGAGTTCCAAAGAGCAGTTGACCTTGATAACCAAGTTATCAGAGATGCATATGTTGGTCGTATCGCAGGCTTAAACGTTTACGAATACGAAGATATCTCAAGTGCAGCTGGCAACTTAACTAACATCAACGGAACTACTGCTGATATTACATGGCAAGCAGGAACTGATGAGTTAGAATTTATCGTTTATGACCATGACGCACTATCAATCGTTACATCAGTTAACGTTGTAGGTATCTGGGATGGTATGCCAAGATACAATGGTGTTGTTTGTGAAGTTGAAATGGTTTCAGGGTTCACACTTACAAACGCATCAAGAGCTATTATCAAGATTCACGACAACTCAGCAACAGAAGATTTAACATAACATAAAATAATATTGAGGGTGGGGTTTAGCCCTGCCCTCTATTATTAAAATCATAGGAGGCTAATATGGCTTTAGTTAAAAGTAATTACATTAAATATGATATGACTTTGGAAGAATATTATATCAATATTGATTGCGTAACAAATTACACGAATTATACATCCGATGAATTGAATGCCGTTGGTATAAACAATAAAGCGTTAAAAGCCATATCTCATAACGTATATAGACTGATATATGACTATCGCAAAGGTATTAAGAAACACGTTCATAAAAAGTTTATGAGATTAAAAATATATAACAACGAAGACGGTGAAGTAACAGCGTTATTGTTAGCAATGGTTGAGGCTGTTAAGGGTGCTGTTGAGAGTGGTATGGACTTGAACGCATATATCAATGAGCCTAAAGATAATTTGCCTTATACAGTCAAAGAAGAACTTAAAGGCGCTGATTTGTTAGATGCAAGTGAGAAGATAGATTATGGCTTAGATATTACATATACTGATGCAGATGAGTTGATTGTCGTATGAGACATAAACCTTTATACAACAATATGAGATTAATTCATAAAGATAGTGATGACGTTGAAAGAACGTTTTATTGTAATGAAGTAACGAACAGCGTGCAAGTTGCGATATTGATAGGGCAACCAATCAAAGACAACAATAGCAGATTCATAACAGATAGCGATATCGATTTCAAGATTGATGATGTTGTTATTAGAGGTGTTGAGATTAAGCGCATAACTGATATACCTGAGCTTAAGCCGATTGCTGACAATAATAGCCGTAGAGGAACGTATCGGAAGGTGAAAGTCATTGTTACAACTTAACGAAATGCGAATGATCGTATCAAACAATATGCCGTATGATACAGGCTTCATGTCTCAAAATGGTGCAAGGTTTTTTGAAACGGAGCATTTCATGTTATGTAAATATGATATCGAGCGAGTGCCATATATTGTGTATAACGAAGAAGGCACAAAGTTTAGCGTTAAGAACAAAGGTTTTATCAAACATAAGACTATCGGTGATTTACAAAGACAAGCTGCATATAAAGAAGCAGGATTACAAGCACCAATGAATACATTAGACGAGAACGTTAAGCGTAGAGCATCATTTAATATGATGAAGCAAGGCGCAATCGAAAAACTAAGGAGTGAGTATAATGCAATCGATTTTTAATTATATATTAACGCAATTAAATGCTAACGCTGTCGGTTTGACTTATGCTGGCAATTATATATTTAGATTCCTTGAAGAAAAGATGTCGGTATTAGAAGCTGTTACCGGCAAGTTAGTCAATGATGAAATAGATATTACTCCTGTTTCTATTTTAACCAAAGTTCCTATACCGTTCGTTGAAAGCAATAAGCGAATTGACTGGATGCTTGAGTTAGGCTTTTTGGTTAGAATTCAAGGTAGTGAATATGATTCAACTACTGATTTAGACTTTGCGAATATTCAATCAGTATTAACAACGTTACATGGCAGTGTCGTAACAAGTGGTGGTAAACGCTATGCATTCAAAACACAAGAGCCAAATTATAGCGGTTCGTCGTTCTTAGGCAAGAGCAAGTATGCGATTATCACTACAACGCTAAATATATGCGAGATAACTTACGGTTACTTTGGAACTGATAGCGTATGGGCTGTTGATAGTGCAACATTAGATACGACTAACGTAACAATAACATCAACAAGGCGATATTATACATCAGCTTATACTGATGACACTGACAATGATTTTAATACACCAGTCGGTCGAGCTTTAGTGTTTGAGATAACATTTAATTATAACGGTGAGACTGAGTTACTTAAAGAACGCAAAGGCACTCAGACATTAGCGAAGACATATACGTTGAAAGAAACATTTAACACGACTGATTCAACATCATACACAGTAACGTGCGAGAGTGCAACGGAAAATCAAGTCAAAGGTGCGGTTAAACAATTAACTTGTAGATTTATAGAAGTTTAGAGGAGGTGTAGATATGCCACAATTTAATGCTGGAACTTATGAGATATATTGGTATAAAGACCAAGTCGATACACCTAATTCTATACAATCACCTGTAACAAGCAATACAGTCAGTCCAGTCAATAAGATAAATCCGGTAAAAGCCGGTGTTGCGATAGGTGTAGGCTTAACAGTTGCTAAAAGAGCTTGGAACACTGTTAGAAGTGAAATCACTGCTTCAACTGGTGATGAGATTATGCAAACAAATATCAATAACGCTATGAAGCTTGTAGGGTACGTTGGTACGATAGCCTTTGGCGGTGCTGTAGGTGCTGCAATGGTTGGTGCTGATATAGCGCTGAACGCCATTACTTATACAAGAGACTTTAACCGTAAAGAAAGACTGAAATCGCTTGAGAGAGAATTACAAGGTAAGAGAGCCAATATAGCGAACGGAAGTGCTTACTATGGTTAATGTTAAAATCAACGGATTGACCGTTAATACTGTCGATGAGATAGTTTATACAAGAAATCGTAAATCAATGACTGATTTCGGCTCAATGACCGTTGTAAATACAAGAGAACTAAGATACGAACCATATAGCAAAGTGCTAATCAATAATGAACAGTATTTAGTTGAAAGCGATAATCCGATAGCGTTACGTAGCGGTAACTGGGAACATCATATTACGTTAGTTGAGAACATAGCGATATTTAGCACAAAATTTCCAGTTGATAGACAGTTTACGACCGTTCCAGGTAAGACTATTGGCGAGATATTAGCAACATATAAGCGTGAATTAGAGTTTTATCAAAGTTTCTTGTTTGATTTTGATGATACTGACACGATTTATGACACAAAAATGGTTAATAAGCGATACGAAGGTGTAGATTTTGCGGTTATTGTCTATGATTTATTCAGAAAAATTGATGCAATACCAAGAATTACTTATACAGCAGGTCGTTGGTATTTGACTTATGAGTTATATACTGATCGAAACACTGAAATATCTCTTTCAACCGAACGACATCAAAACAAAGTCAATGATATTGATTACGCAACTGAAGTATTAAGCAAAGGTCGTAATGTTATCAGCGAAAGCAAAGGTGTTTGGTGTCCATCAAAGAGCGCATATATCACACCACGAAGTAAATCAACAATGCTCAAGACAAGCGACTGGCAGTTTGAGTTAGATAGCAATATCAACACTATCTATCAAGCAATAGCGCTGGTTGAATGCACGTATAATTATAATAGCGGTGGTTCAGTAGCTGAGGGTGAAGTAAGTTTATTAGTTGATTTCACTAACGGTATCAGACTTAAAGATGAGTATGAAACGTTGCCGATAAGCGAAGTTGCTGGCGGAATACCGGCTGAGACATTGTTATTAACTGAAAGACCTTCATATAAGCAAAATAATGTCTATTATGAAGTCGGTAAGAATGTTATTGAAGGCTTATATTGGAAAAAAGACAATGTAATATTTGATAGTGATATCGAAGCTATTTATATATTGATTAACTCATATATGAACGCAGCAGCAAGAGCGCAGTTAGGTGAGGGTGCTGATAACTACATTGACGGCACGATAACACCTAAAAGTGGTGAGTTAGACTTAGAAAATATCAAGTGCAAGTTCTATTATCGAGCTGAAAGAAACATTGATTTCGTGCTTGAGAAACGAGATATAACAAGATTTAATAAATCAACAGTTCTTAATCAACAAAAAGACAATAGTGTTGAATTAGCAAGATTTATGGAAAATCAATCAGCGTTCGTTGAGCGTATTGGCAATAATATCTATAATATCACTCAATCATTCGCTAATTTTACTGGTATATGGGTGTTAGGCGACTATTTCACTGATGGTAACGATTATTGGCTGATAACTGACATCAAATACACCGTTCATAAAACAATAGTGCAAGTGGTTGCTGAGTTTAATAAGAACTTTAGCAATATCAATAGAGAGAGCGGTATTACAAGAGAACCGACAGCGTTTATCTATACCGGTAGAAGTTTACAAAGTAATTATATCTATCGTGAATATTTAACGTTCAGTAAAACTGCGTTAGGCGAAAGCAATAGTATATTAAGTGAGAACGGTCGAAGAATAGTGCTTAATTTATTAGACTATGATAGCGATTATAACAAAATGATTACTAATGCGACATATCGAAGAGCTGGCTCAAATATTTATATAGATATGCCGATATACAGCGAAGGCTCAGGTAACTCAATTATCTTACATGGACATTTCAATGATGCAAGAGTTGCCGGTTATGGCTTACAAAAATTAAGCAGTGCTTGGTATAAGAAACCGATATATTATACTGACGATGACTTTGAAGTTGATATGGCGGAAATTAGATTTAATAATGCAACTACTCATTTAACCGACACTGATGAATTGAAATATTATCCGCAAGTCAATAGTTCGTTAGCAATACCGTTTACCAACGCAACAATACCGTTAGATAAAGACCCTAACGACATATTCGCTTTAACGTATGAGTTGATTGTTTGTGTAACTGATAACGAGATAGTCGTGCCGAATGGCTTTGCTCGATTAAATAATCTTATAACTGATTATGATTCAACGCCAACTGTTAAGATATATGAAAATACCGAGCCTTATACTATCTTTGATAAAACAGTTAAAGGCACTGAGATAACTGGTAGCATAACGTTAGATACTGATTTCTTTGAAGTAGCCGATGAGTTCAATGACTTAATACCTTACTGGTGCATAGGTATTGATGATGAGATAGTCTTAGCTGGTAACGGCATTAAGAAAATCTATTACTCATTCACACAAAACAGAATGATATTAAGCGTTGATGAAATCTATTACGTATCAGCAAGCATGAACTTAGAATTAGCTTTAGACGCAACTGTTAGAAAATATTTTTCAACTCATGATGTAAGCATGGAACTTGAACTTGAATTAAACGCAACAGTTAATAAAGTTAATATAATCAATAGAGGCGCTTACATGAACATACAATTAACATTTGTGGCGGTAACTGAAAAAGGCTATAAATCGTTTGAAGAAAGCGATGTTGATTATTACAATAGTGCTTCAACTAAAGTTACAAGATATGTAGATACAACTCTTTCACCAAAGCCAAGCATTACAAGTTTAACATTAGCAACAGCGATGAGATTATATGTTTATAATATGCAAAGCTCATCAAGCGTTGAATATGACATAGCAGGAGCGCAAATTGATATAGGCGATCCG